GGCGGTGGTACAAACATAGATACCAATGAGCCAATACCTGTTATTGATGAGAAAGCCGCTAAAGATCGAAAGGCCGCCGCCAAGGCAGGTGGATATAATATTTCTAGTGGGGCTCCTATAAGGTCGAATGTTGTCAATGATGGAATCGCACGACAAACAAAGGCATTAAAACCACTATTCAGAAACAATAGTGACATTATAGCAGAAACAAACAAAACGTTTTTACAACAGTTTAGACAAACTGCAACTAGCGCATTCCAACAAGCAATAACAAAAGGTTTATTTCCTGAAGGGTTTGGTGTTGATGCTGGCACAGCAGGACGAGATGACAACTATCGTGGTCAACAACTTCAAAAGATTTTTGGCACAAACGAAGTAATTAATGAAGCAACAACTAAACTTCTAGGCAAACAGTATGGACCAATGTTTGCGCCTTTGTTCAATAATCTTGCACAAGGTTACTTAGAGGTTGGTTCGAGAGTTGCTGGAAATGCAATTTTTCAAGGCATAGGCGGATTAGGCGCACAAGAAACACAAACGATTACTGGACAAGTTCTTGGTAATTTTGCCGCAGGAAATAAAAAGTTAGCATTAGAACAATTACTATATGGTGCATCTGGTGGTAAAGAAAGTGGTATTGCATTAGGTCCAGAAACTCTTTTTGCTAAGTATGGATTTAAAAATCCAGCAGAAGGTATTCAATACTTTTCTTCAGTATTAGGTGAACAAGTGACTCAGCCATTTGCATCATTAATGGGTGCAAATGATAGAAACAAATCTGTAATTTGGAATCCAAGAGCAGGCGCTAACGGCACAGGTGCATACGTATACGCTGATAGCGGAAGAGAAGCCACAGCCGCAGATATCAAAGCATCAGGAAACTATGGTGCACCTGTAAACCAAACAAATGTTTTAGGAAAATATGATAACTTTCAGTATCCATATGGTCCTACTGGTCCTAGAAATATTGTAAACGGCACCTACACCAGCGCCGGCGCCGCATCTGCATACAGACAAGTTGTTGATCCTGATACGGGTAAAATGGTCGCACCATCCAAACGACAAATACTCAATTTGACTGAGCAAGAGTACATGAAAGATAAAGCAGGTAATGACCAAAAGGCTGACATACAAATTGAATTGATGAAACAAGATGCAGATAAAAACGCCAAGTTTCATGCTGAAACAATCAAAGCGGCTGCCGAAAGACAAGCGCAACAGTTAGAACAGCAACAAAAAAGCGATGAAGCGGCCAAAGTAAGATCGGACGCAGAAAAAGAAGCAAATGCATATGTAACAAAGAATGGCGCTGATAGCATAGTTGTTGCGGTCGAAAAGGCCGCAGGAACCGGCGGAAGTGGTTCAAAACCAGAGGGCATGAAAGAGGGAGATGTAGTAAGAAAATCTGGTCAACTATTTGGCGGCAAAGTCGATGAGAAAGGAAATGTCGGCCCACTTAGTGGTATGCAAGAGATAGGAAACTTTGCATTTGACATGGCCAAAAACTATGCTGGCCAGCAGTTGACTAAAGACATTAAGAACCCATACATGCAGATGATTGCAAACTTTGCAATTCAAAAAGGTTTGAACATGGGTGTTGATTATTTAATGAAATCAGGTGGAATTGGTGACACTTTAATGAATAGTGCTGGCAGTTTTCTAACAGATACTGCCATGCCGTTTTTGAAGGACGCAGGTTCTTCTATTTTAAGTTTCTTCGGATTTGCTGATGGTGGTCTTATTACAGGTCCAGGAACTGGAAGATCAGATTCAATACCTGCAATGTTGTCTAATGGTGAGTTTATTGTCAATGCAGGCGCAACTAAAAAGTATAGACCTCTGCTAGATGCATTAAACCTTACAAAATACGCAGACGGAACATCAAGCACGCCAGGATCAGTAAAAGCATTATCTACTGCTTTAGGAACAGATAAGCAAATAAGTGCATTGGGTGACCAAACAACTTTACTCACAAGTATTGATAATTCACTATTAAGACTTTCTGGTGGGGGTACTGGTTCGGGAACATCAGTTTCTAGTTATAGTGGCGCTTCATGGGATATTGGACTAGGACCGGCTGGTGGAGGAAGCGTTTCTAGTGGTGGTGGCTCTGGTGGTGCTGTAGTACGACAAGGTGTTTCTAGATCATCAGCACCAAAACCATCAACGATGGATTACGTGACTGCTATTGGCGGCAGTATGTTGAAGAGTTTTGCGATCAATCAAGCAATTGGTGCGGCATCTACAGCAGTATTTGGTGCTACGCCTATGGCTCTAGCCAGCAATTTTTATAGTGGCGCACAACTTGGTATGGCAGGGTTTACACCTGCGACTTTTGTGGGTCCACTTCAGCCTGGCGCTCTTACGGGTATGGAAATGTTTGGTGGTAGTGCGGCCGCATCGACTGCACCAGTTGTCGCAGAAACTGCGCTAGCCACAGAAGGCCTTGCGACTGTGGCGCCTGAGGCGATGGCATTGGGTCCTGTTGGTTGGGCGGCTCTGGCGGTGGTGGCGGCATTTGTAATATTTGATGGATACGGTGGCGGTGGAGGCGGCGGTGGACCTCCACCTAAATTACCGCAATTTCATGCGGCTATCTACATTACAGGAAATAATAACATCAATGCAATTGCGCCTATATACGAGACAGTTGATTATCATGCACCTCCTGATGTGTATAAAACAGTTGCATATGGATTGTTAAGAGTTGCATTCAATGCAACAAAGACTTCTGAAAAAATTACAAATACACCTGCACCATATGATTGGGTGTACATGAAAGTTCAACACGATAGAGTTTCAATGCTTTGGGGCAAAGGCGCACCAAATCCAGCCACACTTATTGACGATAATGCACAAGAAGTCAAACGTTGGGATGCATTAACTGAAAGTACAAATTTAAACACATATGCGACAGATATTATTAGTTTGGTTAGAGATGAATTTAAAAAGACCGCAAGTGCAGAGAATTTAAGTAGATTAGATAAAACCGCAGATGCATTGGGAGATTATTCATTAAATACATTGAGTTCTGGACTTGTACAAGATTTAAAAACCGGTAAATATAAATTAGATACATCAATTGAAAAAGGTATATACGCAGATAACGTTGCTGAATCTCAACGTATTGGTGATTTGATAACTGCGGCCAATAGAAACAAAGCGTATACGACAGAAGCAACAGAAGCCGAATATGATTTTGATCCTAACGATACCGAATATCGAAATGGCAGAGACCGGGTTATAACTAAACAAGCCACCGCTGGTGGTGTTCCTATGGTGTGGAGTGTGAAGGATGGTAAATTTATTGAAAACAAATATCCTGGCGCATTAGTTCTAGATGCAGGTGGTCGACCAGTGTATGACATTGAAGGAACATCTACTGGATTAACTACTGAGGATTTCGTAAGTAGTGCTGTTGCCGGTACGACTAGACCAGCAAACGTATTATTACCGCCTCCAACTCCAACCGGTTCTGGTGGTACAGGATCAACAAACAATACTGTTGTTGGTGGTGCAAAGATTGATAACTCTAGTGTGACTAACTTCTATAATTCATTGAGTACTGTAACTGACATTGTTAGATCAACAACCAATCAAGTTGGAGTAGTTGGTTGACGAAAAAAAGGGAAGCATTTTATTGCTTCCCTAAAGTCTCACAGGAGAGATTACAAAAAATTAATCTTCAGCCAACTTCTCAAAATAACTCAAATCTTCATCGTCATCATCAACTGAGTCTGCAACTGTAGGTTTCTTAGCAGGTGCTGGCGCAGGTTTTGCTGTTGAAGCAGTAACTGGCACATTAGGTTTAGTAGAGTAATAGTTATCTCCAGCAGAACCATCTTCAAGACCAAGCACTTTGTTCAAACGTGCTTTCAATTCATCATAAGACTTGAAGTTCTTTTCGCTTAAGAATTCAGACAAACTGTGTTCTTGTTTCCAAATGCGTTCCAAGTCATCTTCATCACCAGACAAAGGTGCTGGTGATTCAAACTCAGACTTATCATAGTTCTGATAACCTTCAACTTTACGAATCTTCAACTTGAAGTTCGCACCTTCCCAAAGGTCGAATGGATTGACAGGAGTTTCATCTTCAAACTCAGGATTCATCAAGTCATTCAACTTGTCAAAAATTTTCTTACCGAATTTGAACAATTTAACTGTTCCGTCATTATCAGGATTTGCAGGATCCTTGATAACATAGATGTTTGCGATATACTGCAACTTACGCTTTTGCTTACGTGCAATATCTTTGTTAGCATCAGAACCAGAGTTCCAAAGGATGCTATTGTGTTCAGACACAGGGTCTTTCTTGTTGAGTGTAGTCAACGAATTTTCAATGTACCATCCACCAGGACCTTGGAATGAATGATTGAAAACTTGAACCCAAGGTACATCTTCGCCTGCGGGTGCGGGAAGAAAACGAATCGTTGCGAATCCATTACCTGCTTTGTCTAC